AAGGGGAGATGACATATACAAAGCAATAGATTCTACGATTCTTCTGGTATTTCTCTTTCTTGAGGCGTTATTTATCATACTAATTACGGCGCTTGGATCAAGTCCCAAAAAATCAGTAACAGAGCCAAAAATACGTGTTAACCAATCTGGCAGAAAATTATGATCATTAATCCATTTACGTAATTCTTGATATCCCTGCATGTTTAATTTTGGTCCATAATACATTTGGTCTACTTTTGAAAATTCTCTTGGATCTAATCGTGTTGCTAAATTTCCATAGCCCGCAGCATAACCTATATTACCCCTATTCAAGTCACCTTTATAATTACCTTCAGTGTCTGTTGGAGCATTTATGTTTATGATCATATAATGTCGATTGTCATCCATACCAACATTATCAGGGAAAACTAAATAGTTGAAGTCATATTTGCTTTGTCTGAATTCGTCTATTTCGTTACTAAATGGTACTGCCATCTTTTGTCCTTGATTAGGAGTTCTTATTATTTATATGCCAAATTACAAAGGTAAATTCAATCCAAAAAATCCAAAGAAGTATAAAGGTGATCTCGACAACATTATCTGGAGAAGCACCTGGGAACTAAAAACCATGAAGTATTTAGATGAAAATCCAAATATAGTTGAATGGTCTTCCGAAGAAATCATAATACCATATATATCACCAATAGATAATAGAAGACACAGATACTTTCCTGATTTTCTGGTAAAAGTTATGCTACCTGATAAGTCAATCAAGACAATGCTTCTTGAAGTTAAACCATTCAAAGAAACCTCAGAACCAAAAGTTCAAAGTAAAAAGACCAAGAAATATTTGACCGAAGTTATGACCTGGGGCGTAAATTCAAAGAAATGGGAAGCAGCAAAAGAATACTGTGCTGATAGAGGATGGGAATTCAAGATACTAACAGAAAAAGAAATATTTGGAAGAAATAAATAGTAATATGGCAAATAAAATAAAACAAGCAGTGGATTGGTTCATTGGTAAAGCTAGTAGTCCTGCTGGCTACAGAAGAAAGCTATTGGGTAATTCTTCTAGAAATAGAAGTGGTGCCACAATCGGTAAAATGTTTTTCTTCAGATATGATCCTAAATTAAAGAAGAAATTGCCTGTATATGATATATGGCCACTTGTATTTCCTATAGAACCATATTCAGATGGTTTTCTGGGACTCAATATGCACTATCTAAATGGTGGCGAAAGAAGTGCTTTGTTGGGTAAACTCACAGAATTTGCCAATAACAAGAGATTCGATGAAACTACCAGACTTTCTTTGTCTTATGATTTACTTCAAGCATCCAAAAGTTTGGCTACTCTATCTCGACCATGTATCAAGAGATATTTGTATGGTCATGTAAGAACGCCCTTTGTAGAAATAACTGCTGACGAATGGGATAAGGTCATAGAATTACCAATAGAATTCTTTGTATATAACCGATAAGGAGTAATCAGTTGGCAAGTATAGTAATACAAAATGCACCAAGAAATTTAGATCTAGTGTCTTTTAAAAGTGTGTTGGATTCATATGGTGGACTTGCGAAAACTTCTAGATTTGTTGTTAGAATAAATCCTATCGGTGCATTACTTCAACAATTAAATAGCAACACAATAACCAGAGATTTGGTATATCTAACGGAAATTGCTGAAATGCCCGGTAAAGGTTTTATGAATATTGATGTTAGATACTATGGTCCAAACCACAAACTTCCATTTCAAAGCACATATGAGGATGCAAACATGACATTCTTGTGTAGACAAGGTGCACGAGAAAGACAATTTTTTGATGATTGGATGTATGTCATTAATCCAACAAATCATTTCGACTTTACATACAGAGATGAGTATAGAAGTGATATTGATATTTTTCAGTATGATGATATTGCAGATGATGAAGATGATCCACTTCCACAATATAAACTTACATTGAAAAATGCATATCCTTTGATGTTAAGTCCTCAGCCTATGACATGGGCCGATCAATTGTTTCAAAGAGTAATTGTCAACTTTACATATACACATTGGGTTCGTGATGATTTCGTGCAACCATCACAATCAGATTTGGTTATTGGTAGACCAAATGACAGATTACCAATTAGTAGATAATATGGAGATATAGAAAATGCTTCCTAAAATTGACTTGCCTATTTATGAAATAAAATTGCCTTCGTCTAAAAAACTAGTGAAGATTAGACCCTTTGTTGTTCGTGAAGAAAAACTTCTTTTGATGGCACTGGAATCTGGAGATGAAAAGGAAATTATCGAGACTACTAAACAAATTGTAAACAATTGTTTGGTTGATAAAGTTGATATTGATAAACTACCTTTCTTTGATGTTGATTATATCTTTATTGCTCTTAGAGCCAAAGCAGTTGGCGATACTATTGATGTCAAATATACTTGCTATAATGAAGTAGATGGTAAATCTTGTGATAATACCTTTCCTGCTAAAATTGATGTAATGAACTATACACTAATCAAAGATGATAACATCAAAGATAAGATTCAACTAACTGGAACACTATCTGTCAAGATGAGGTATCCATCATATACTGTGATGAGATTACTAGATTCTGATATGCCAAACTTTGATAAGAAGATTAATATAATTGCAGAATGTGTTGATGTGGTAGCAGATAAGGAAAAAGTTTATACACGCAAAGACTACACGAATGATGAACTTATAGATTTCATAGAGAATCTTCCGCAACAGCAGTATAAAAGACTAGAAGAATTTGTTGATAATTTTCCATCTTTTGTCATTACATCCAAAGCTACTTGCCCAAAATGTAAGTATGGGCATACTTTAGATTACAGAGACTTTACCGATTTTTTCGTCTAATGCTTGGTTACGATACACTGATGAATCATTTTAAGACAAATTTTTCATTGATGCAACACCACAAATATAATCTAAGTGACATTGAAAATATGATGCCCTGGGAAAAATTTGTGTATATAGATTTGCTGAAACAGCATATTCAACATCAGGAAGATTTGGCTCGTGATCAAGCAGCAGCAATGAAAGCACAACAAAGAACGAGATAAAAATGGCAAAAATAGACCCTAGCAAACTTACAGTAGATTTTAAATCTTTGATGAGACTTAGTATGACTGATAGATATGCTTTGGCAAAAAGTTCTCAAGGTCAAAGTTATTTGGCATCATTAACGCCTACACAGTTTGCTATGCTATTTCCAGACTATTATAGAAAAAGATTGCCCGATATGGGCATTTCTAGCAGAAAAGGTGCACCTGCTCCTTCTGGTGCTGGTTCAAGACCCTCTGGAGGGACACCATCTAGTGGAGCATCAACATATACACCACCGACTGCTGCACCTACAACTACTACCAGACCTACTACATCTGCTGCACCAGCACAGGCAAAGGCTGGCACTGATACAAGATTTGCTTGGGAAAAAAGGCTAGATGAATTAGCCAAACAAAAAACGCCGGAATATAAAAGCACAGGTGTTAACGCTACACCATCTGTTGGTTCATTGGGTCATATAAGATCGCAACAAATGAAACAACTTGATGATCCAAAAGTTCGTGCTGCTGTTCTTGCAAGAGCAGAAATTGAAGTTGGTGGTCAACCTAAAGCCCAACAAGCATGGATAGAAAGTCTTTTTAATAGGGCAGCCGCGAACAAATTGTCATTGTATGATGCAGTAGCAAATTCACCTAAAGTGCATAGATATTATCCATTTAAAGATGATTCAAGATGGAAATCTATGGTTGCTAATCATGAATCAACCATCAAATCTTTAGATGGAAAATTTGCAGGACATTTATCCTCTGTTGGTGGTGGGTCTAATATAACAGATTATGCTACAGACAATGCATCTGGTTCTCTGGGGCAAAGAAAACAGGCTAAGTATGGTGGGAAATGGATTGGTGGCGAACATTTCACATCTGATCCGGGTGCACGAAGAAATTGGGCGGTTGCTCAAAAGAGAACTGATGAAGAAATAAGAAGAACTGGAGGATTTATTGAAGCATCAGCAGCAACTCCCGGTGATCCTTCACAAACTGGTTCTACCAAACAAACTAATCTTAGGCCATCCGAATCATTTGATTATGAAAATTTTTATAAACAGGTTGGGACATTTAGAGAAGGTGGTGGGAGATATGGAAACTTAAATATATCAGCTGGTTCCAAAACAGAATTTGGTGGTAGAGGTGCTGGTGCGTATGGTGGATTATGTGGAGTAGGTGTATCAAATGCTGTTGGAGTATTGTTTGGTAAAAATGAATTTAAGAAAGTATCTGGAATGCACGCAGGTAGTTTTTCTATGGCTGGCAAAAACGAAACTTTCCAGAAAACGGGGTTATATCAAGTCAAACGTGGACTTAGTGATGAAGAATTTAATAATATAAGAGCCGCAGGCAACAATCATGGATATCCACCAGGGACAATAATTGCTGTTGGTTCTACTGGTGGTTCACAACACATTCAAATTTGGGATGGTAGAAGATGGATAAGCGATACTGTTCAAAAAGGTTTATTAGGATTAAGGCGTGGTGAAGGTGGAACTGCCGCAATACATATACCAAACGCTCAAGGTATAAATTCATTACCATCTTCAATAAGACAAAATATCTCAACAGAAACTCTTGAGAAATATGTTGGCATGAGCAAACAAGATATTTCAAAGGATGAGAGGACAGCACAAGATAATAGACAAAGTTATAATTCTCCCGTTAATATAGAAAAGCCAAAATATTACGACAAGATACCAGAAGATGTTAGAAAAGTTATAGATAGTCTTCCAGATTCTAGAAAAGATGCGGTTTATGCTAACTTAAATAGATTTTCCGACGAAGAAGGTTTGAAATATTTGTCTGAAATGTCAGACCAAATAAAAAATAGTTCACTATCGTCAACAGAACAAAAAAATTTATTAAGTGATGCTATCACAAAAATAGAAACTGCACCATCAGCATTACCGGAACTGCCCGAAGATTTGAAATACACTCTCGTGAAAAATGACAAAAATGCTGCTGGGTATAAAGATATTAAAAAGGACACACCATACAGTGAAGGTGTTATTACACACATATCAGGTGTCCCTCCTGGTGGACATAGTGATCCGATGGCTAGAAAGATGGCTATGCTTGCTTTAGGAAAGCCAACGATAGATTCGACTTCTGATGAATTAAAAATTCTTAAATCTGGGGTTGATCCTAGAGGAAGAAGTCTTGGATATCATTCTGCAATAGCATCTTTCTATGAGGCCGAAGACGGCACTAGAATAGACGAGACTCAATATAGAAAACTTAATAGTTCACAGAAACAGTTATACAAAGAAAAAGCAGAAATTCACGAAATTCGTGATCCAAGCAAAATTGCATCTCATGCCGCATCTAGAAATTTCAATAACTATGGCATGGTCGTTGTTGGAAAAATGTCTGATGCAAAAGCAATCGCTGCTGCTAAACATATAGCAAATTTGAAAAGTCAAGGGTGGTTAACTGAAAAGTCTGCGTTAAATATAAGAGGTCATGGACAACTCCCTGAAGAAAGACGTAAAGAAAGAGGTACTTATGAAAGAGGTGCTGGTGAAGGTGCAACTGGTGCCGCAGCAATAAATGCAGTTATCCCTAAGATAATGGAAATGAGCAAAAATTTAGCAACTCCAACACCAACTGCACCAGTTGCACCAACTGCACAACCAACATCATCATCTTCAGTTCAACAAGTGCAAGAAGATATTAACAGACAAAAAGCATTGTCCACAGCATCAACAGCAAATCCAGGAAAGCCTTCACAAACAGGAAAATCTACACCAACCGATTTGACTCCAGCAAGTCCAATTCCAAATAATGCTGCTCAACAAACTACAACACCGCCTAAAGAATCTTCTGGAGTATTTTCACCAGCAAGTCCAGCACCAGAAGCAAAAAAGGAAGAACCTGTTCCAGCAAAGTATGCTGGTGGTGAAGTTCAAACGAGAGGTGATACAGCAACAGTTATCAATGATAAAGGTGAACCTATTGCTAGAATCAATCCAGATAAGGAAAGAATCTCTCTAACTGAAACTGGAAACCTTGATGTTCAACCAACATACAGAACTGATCCAAGGACACTAGAACAACAGAACGCCCAAAGACAAGAAGTTGGAAATATGAATATAGATGATAGAATGCAGGAAATGTCTACAAACATTATGAATCAGGTCAGACAAATGATTCCACAAGGAGGCAATCCAAATTGGGAATCAATGATGACTTCTATGGCAGCAGCAAGGACTTTATCTGAAAGTCCATCATATACATTCTCCAATGAATCGTTTAGACGAGCTATGGCTGGTGCTAGATTTGAAAAGACGGGTGATTCGGCATTAGGCGGACACTTTGAGATAGCTAATAGTAATCTGTTATAAAAAAGGGGGCATTTCTGCCCCCTAATTCTTAGTCATCAGCCAACGCTTTGAAGGCTTTTAGGTCTTCATCATCATCGTCCATCTCAAAGTCCTGAGATGAAACAGACTGACGTTTTGCAGCACTCTCGAAAACATCAGGCTTTGGCTTTACTG